CTTGACAAATACTTAGAACTTACACAATGAGATTTTATACCAACGTCTATGAAAAATTTAATAAAATGTTGGTTCGTGGTTATGATAATGGTGAATATTTTCAAATAGAAGAAGATTATCAACCTACTTTATTTGTTCCTTCAAAGAAAAAGACGAAGTATAAAACTCTAGATGGTTACGCAGTAGAACCAATTCAACCTGGAAAAATTTCCGATTGTAAGGAATTTCTTGATAAGTATTCCAAGGTTGAGGGTTTTACTGTTTATGGTAACGACAACTATAAGGCACAATATATCTCAGATAAGTATCCAGAAGAAGAGATTAAATTTGATATTGCAAAGATTCGACTCTTTACAATTGACATTGAGGTTTCTGCTGAAAGTGGATTCCCCAATGTATTTGATTGTGCCGAGGAGATTCTAACAATTACCCTTCAGAATTACGCAACAAAACAGATTATTTGTTTTGCTAATAGAAGAGAATATGAGAACACTCGCAAAGACGTTGCTTATGTGAGATGTTCTGATGAAATTGATTTGGTTAATCGTTTTCTAGGTTTTTGGCAACAAAATACCCCAGATGCTATCACTGGATGGAACTGTGAGTTGTATGATATTCCATATATTGCAGGACGTATTGAACGTATTGTTGGGGAGAAAGAAGCACGTCGTCTTTCTCCTTGGGGAAATATCCGTAGGAAGGAACTCGTAATTCAAGGTAGGGAGCAAATCTCATATGAGATTGCAGGAGTTTCTGTGATTGATTATCTTGATTTGTATAAGAAGTTTACTTACACAAACCAAGAATCATATCGTCTTGACCATATTGCTTTTGTGGAACTTGGTCAGAAAAAACTAGACCACTCTGAGTTTGATACTTTCCGAGAGTTCTATACAAAGGACTGGCAAAAGTTTGTTGATTATAACATCAAAGACGTTGAACTTGTTGACCAATTGGAAGACAAGATGAAACTTATTGAGTTGTGTTTGACTATGGCATATGACGCCAAGGTTAATTATAATGATGTGTTTTTCCAGGTAAGAACTTGGGATGCCATTATTTACAACTACCTTAAGAAACGCAACATTGTTATTCCCCCTAAAGATAAATCATCAAAGGATGAAAAATATGCGGGGGCATATGTCAAGGAACCGATTCCTGGGATTTATGATTGGGTGGTCAGTTTTGACCTTAACTCTCTTTATCCTCATCTCATCATGCAATACAACATCTCACCAGAGACACTTCTTGAAGAGAAGCATCCACAAGCAACTGTTGATAGAATACTTAAAGAAGAAATAAACTTTGAACTGTATAAAGACTATGCAGTTTGTGCCAACGGTGCAATGTATCGTAAGGATGTGAAGGGATTCCTCCCTGAACTTATGGAAAAGATGTATGGAGACCGAGTTATCTTCAAAAAGAAGATGATTGAGGCAAAGAAAGAGTATCAGAAGACTCCAACCAAAGAATTGGAGAAAGAGATTGCAAGGTGCAATAATATTCAGATGGCAAAGAAGATTTCTTTGAACTCTGCTTATGGTGCTATTGGTAATCAGTATTTTAGATATTATAAACTAGCAAATGCCGAGGCAATTACTTTGTCTGGTCAGGTATCAATCCGTTGGATTGAGAGTAAAGTGAATAAGTATCTAAATAAGGTGTTGAAAACTGAAGACATAGATTATGTTATTGCTTCTGATACTGATTCCATTTATCTTAATATGGGTCCTTTGGTTAAAACTGTATACCAAGGAAGAGAGACGACTAATGAGAAAGTTGTTTCGTTCCTTGACAAGTTGTGTAAAATGGAACTTGAACCTTATATTGAAGGTTCTTATAAAGAATTGGCGGAATACGTGAATGCGTATGAACAAAAGATGCAGATGAAACGAGAAAATATTGCTGACCGTGGAATCTGGACTGCCAAGAAAAGATACATTCTTAATGTTTGGGATAGTGAAGGTGTTCGATATGAACAACCAAAACTTAAGATTATGGGACTAGAAGCAGTTAAATCTTCTACTCCTGCTCCTTGTCGTCAAATGATTAAGGATGCTCTTAAGTTGATTATGACAAAGACTGAAGATGATATGATTAACTATATTGAAAAATCTAGAAAGGATTTTAGTAATTTTTCTGTAGAAGAAATATCTTTCCCTAGGACTGTATCTGATGTTGTGAAGCACAAAGCACACGCAACAATCTATGGAAAGGGAACTCCGATTCACGTTCGTGGTGCTCTTCTCTATAATCATCTGATTAAAGAGAAAAAATTGGATAAAAAATACGCAGCAATTCAAAATGGTGAAAAAATTAAATTTTGTTATTTGAAACTTCCAAATCCAATCCGAGAGAATGTAATTTCATATATTCAAGAATTTCCAAAGGAACTTGGTCTGGACAAATACATCGACTATGAACTACAATTCAATAAAGCATTTCTGGAACCGATGAGGGTTATCCTTGATGCGATTGGATGGAAAGTAGAAAAAACAATTACACTAGAATCATTTTTTTCCTAATGGATTTGCCTATTAACGACAAAGAACTCAATACAATTGTAAAAGCAATGGCTCTTGGTGGAGATACTGCTTTATATCAAAAACTTAAACTTGTGAAGGAACTCAAAGAACAGGGACTTCCTTATAAAAAAATACTTCGTGAAGAATACGGGATGGTAGCTTGATGGATTTTTTAAAAGATATTGTAAAAGAGATTGGTGGTGAGTATACGCAACTTGCTGCTGATATTGATGAAACAGAGACTTATGTTGACACGGGTTCATTCATTTTTAATGCACTGGTTTCAGGTAGTGTACTTGGCGGTGTATCTGGCAATAAGATTACTGCTATTGCTGGAGAGTCTAGTACTGGAAAAACTTTCTTCAGCCTCGCCGTGGTTAAGAATTTCCTTGATAATAATCCCGATGGTTATTGTCTCTACTTTGATACTGAAGCTGCTGTAACCAAGTCTCTACTTCAGAGTCGTGGTCTTGATGTTAACCGAATCGTTGTAGTCAACGTAGTGACCATTGAGGAATTCCGTTCAAAGGCACTTAGAGCAGTAGACTTGTATCTCAAAAAGAAAGAATCAGAACGTAAACCTTGTATGTTCGTTCTTGATTCTTTAGGAATGCTTTCGACTGAGAAAGAAATTGATGATGCGCTGAATGAAAAGCAAGTTCGTGATATGACTAAATCTCAACTTGTCAAAGGTGCATTCAGGATGCTAACCTTGAAGTTGGGACAAGCAAAAATTCCAATGATTGTCACAAATCACACTTATGACGTAGTTGGTTCTTATGTTCCGATGAAAGAAATGAGTGGTGGTTCTGGTCTTAAATATGCTGCATCTACAATCATCTATCTTTCTATAAAGAAAGAAAAAGATGGGACAGAAGTTGTGGGCAATATCATTAAAGCAACAACTCACAAATCTCGTTTGAGTAAAGAGAATAAAACTGTTGAGGTTCGTTTATACTATGATGAACGTGGACTTGATAAGTATTATGGTTTACTTGACCTTGCTGAGAAGTATGGTATTTTTGAAAAAAGTGGCACAAGGTATCAGGTCCCTGATGGAACTTCTCAATATGGAAAGACTATTATGGACAATCCAGAAAAGTATTTTACTGGAGATGTAATGCAAGCATTGGATGAAGCAGCACAAAAAGAATTCTCATATGGAGGGTAATGGAAAAAGTCGAAACTACTATTCTCAGGAATCTTCTCTTCAATAATGATTATTGCAGAAAAGTTCTTCCTTTTATTAAAAATGAATACTTTGAAAACCTGCACGAGAAAGTAGTTTTTGAGGAGATTTGTAAGTTTATTGTTGCTTACGAAAAACTTGCAACTAAAGAAGTTGTCCTCATTGAAACTGAAAAAAGAACCGATATTACTGAGGACACATATAAAACCATTTGCGATTATGTATCCAAGTTAGACAATAATGATGTTGACTATAAATGGTTGGTAGACACTACTGAGAGGTGGTGTAGAGACCGTGCTATATACCTTGCACTGATGGAATCCATTAAGATTGCAGATGGTCAAGATGATAAGAAAAACAGAGATGCAATTCCAAGTATTCTTTCAGATGCTCTAGCAGTTTCGTTTGACAATAACATTGGACACGATTACTTCAAGGACTTTGAACGAAGATATGAGTTCTACCATCAACGTGAGGAAAAGATTCCTTTCGATTTGGAATTCTTCAACAAAGTTACAAAAGGTGGACTTCCTAATAAAACTCTCAATATTGCTCTTGCAGGCACTGGTGTGGGTAAGTCTCTCTTTATGTGTCACGTTGCTGCTTCTGTTTTACTTCAAGGTAAAAATGTACTTTATATTACTTTGGAGATGGCAGAAGAGAGGATTGCGGAACGTATTGACTCAAATCTTTTGAACGTTAATATTCAGGATATCGAATCTCTTCCTAAGATGATGTTTGAATCTAAGGTGAATAAAATCAGTAAGAAGAGTCAAGGTACTTTGATTATTAAAGAGTATCCAACTGCGTCTGCACATGCAGGGCACTTTAGGGCACTTCTTAATGAACTATCTCTTAAGAAGTCATTTAAACCAGACATTATCTTTATTGATTATCTGAATATTTGTGCATCTTCAAGGCATAAAGCAAATAGTTCCATTAATTCATATACTTATATTAAAGCAATTGCCGAAGAACTTCGTGGATTGGCAGTTGAAACCAATGTACCGATTGTCTCTGCCACTCAAACTACTCGTTCTGGTTACGGAAATTCTGATGTTGAGCTTACTGATACTTCTGAAAGTTTTGGGTTGCCTGCTACTGCTGATCTTATGTTTGCTCTTATCTCTACAGAAGAATTAGAGCAACTTGGTCAGATTATGGTCAAGCAATTAAAGAACAGATATAACGACCCTACAATGAATAAGAGATTTGTTATTGGAATTGATAGGGCAAAAATGCGTCTTTATGATGTTGAGCAGAGTGCTCAAAAAGATATACTTGACTCTGGACAAGAAGAAGAGTATAGTAATGATGAAGAAAAAACAAGTAAATTTTCTGGATTTAAATTCTAATGAGTAAAGTTGATTTTAACAAGTATACCGAATTTGTTGATGCAGTAACTTCTGATGCTTCTAAAGACTTTCTTGCTCTTTCTGACCGTATGGTGGAATTGGATGAGAAAGGTGCTAATATTGAACGTCTTTTGACTGCTGGTGTCGGTATCAATGCTGAAGGTGGTGAGTTCCTTGAGATTATTAAAAAAATGGTGTTTCAGGGGAAACCATATAATGAAGATAATCGTGAGCATCTGATTATCGAACTTGGTGACATTATGTGGTACGTTGCTCAAGCATGTATGGCACTTGAAGTTTCTTTTGATGATGTAGTTGCTCGTAATGTCAAAAAACTAGAAAAACGTTATCCTGGTGGGGCATTTGATGTTTACTATTCAGAAAACCGTGAAGAGGGAGACCTATGAGTAAAGTAAAAGTAGAAATGGATGTACGTTCTGCTGCTGCAGTTCGTCAAATTTTATTTGATGCACAACGAGGGTATACAACTGATGTAAATACCGTTCCCCCTCGTATTTTTGATATTCGTGAAGTGATTGCTGACCTTGATGATGCGATTACTCAAGTAGTGGAAAGAGAGTAATGATTTAAATCCTCATTTCTAAATAAAAGAAATGAGGATTTTTTAATGGCAACTGGTAATAGGTCTGCACAAGAAACTAATATTTTGAGAGAAGTTAATGCATTTATAACTCAATCTGGTGGTGGTTCAATAATACTAAAAGGTAGAAATGGATTTGAAATTAGAGATGTAGTTGCTCTTGCTGAAGACCCACTTGGAGATAAATCTGCTGCAGACTTAATAGTATCTACTTCCTCTGGCACGAACTATAAAATTTCATGCAAACAGCATAACCCAATTAATTTTGCTGGTGCTGGATTGAAAAGTTTTGTTGATGATATTCAAATGAAACTGTGGATGAATAAAGTTTTGAGAAAGGTTGCAGAAAAATTAAATTTATACGTAAAACCATCCAGAGACAAAGCAATGGACAGGATTGGTAGTTATTTAATTGACGACATTCAAAGAAATTCAATAAATGCTCCTCTTGATAGAGTTACGCAAGATAAAATTAAAGAAGAATATGATAAGATTCTTTCAATGGTGATTCCTGATATTTACATTAAGATACCAGACAGTATGAGATTGGAGATATTTACTGCGACTAATGTTGGGGGTCCAATTAATTATTACATCTTGAATGGCAATGCAAATTCATTTTCTACTGATATACAAACAAAAACTATAACCATAAATGATTGTGATATTTTGAGCACAGGTAAAATGGTTAAATCTGGGGAAACATTATATCTTGTAATTAGAAAAAGGAGAGCGGACCAATTGTTTTCTTTGAAAGACAATAGGGGAAATTTTTTAAGAACTAAAGATGGATTTTTGAGAATATTTTCCAAATCATTATCAAAATCTGATATTGGTGCAAGAGTTCAAATAAGAGAGAAAGAACAACTTCCAAAAAAGTTAAAAGATGCAATAATACAAGGCACTGCAATAAAAACAACCAATGTTACGGCAAACTCAATTATTTTGGAGATCGATTGACAATTATAAATATTTAAAAACCAAGTAATAATGAAGAGTTTTGCTAATTTTTTCAGAGAAGCAGTAGAGACTTTGGCATCTACTGAAGCAAAGAATCGTGGACTTGTCGGTAACGGTCATGGAGACTGGTACGACAAGCAAGGGAATTTTGTGGCAAAAACTGTTAAAGGTAAGTTAAAGTTTTATGGTCAGGGTGATAGTGCATCTGAAGATGGAATACCAGGAGAGGAAATAAAACAATCACAGCAGTCAAATGCCTCTCCAGAACAAGGAGAACAACCCCAAGAAGCAAAGGGTGTAGTAGTGGTTGTTGGTAGATTTAACCCACCATCAAAAAATCATCAGCAATTATTAAAAGCAGGATTTTCTCAAGCAAAACGTAGAGGATTTGAATATAGAATTTATCCAAGTAGAATTCAAGATTCTGCTTCCAATCCTTTAAATCCCACATTAAAGATTTCATATATGAAATCTATGTTTCCTGAATATGGTGATTATATTATCGATAGTGAAGATGCAAAAACTATATTTGATATTCTTGAATCTCTTTATGGTGATGGATATGGTGATGTCACATTAGTTGTAGGTCAAGAAAGACTTGGTGAATTTCAAAGTTTAGTGCATAAAGCAGAAGGGCAAGGATATGAATTTGCCAATTTGGAAGTAATTACCGCAGGAGTCAAAGATCCAGATAGTGAAGTGGAATCACCTGGTTCTTCTGCTTTAATGAAAGCTGCTGTTGCTATGAATGATTTTTATAAATTTGAAGCTGGGTTACCTACAACAATGGATCCAGGAGAGAAAAAGGAACTTTTTAATACTCTTAAAAAGTCTATGAATGTTAGTGAATCTACTGAGGCATGGAGGATAGAACCAGAGTTTGATTATGATGGATTGAGGTGGAATTATAAAAATAATAATATTTTTGGTATCGGAACTTTTGTTGAAAATGTAAATAGTGGATTGGTTGGAAAAATAATTAGAAGAGGTGCAAACTATTTAATTTGTGTAACAGAAGAAGATCTTATGTTTAAGAGTTGGTTGAAGGATGTTAGGGAAGTGCATGAAATAGGAACAGATGAGTATAGAGAATATGTTCAATCTATTACACCAGGAGAAAAAGTTAAAAACTTTTTAGTTGGTAGAAATAAAAAGTCCTCAGTTTCTACTAAAAACTATAAATAAAGATATAACGGGTACTTTTTAACTTAAATGACTTACTGGGAAAAGTATATTTTTGAGGCAAAATACAATAAAAAAACTGAGAAGAAAGAACTTTCTGCAAAAAAGAGAAAGGCTGCCCAAAAGGTTCTAGATGATCTTGCAAAAAAGAAAGATAAAAATAAAGAAAAGCAAAGTGATTATACGAAGTACCTAAATCAACAACTTGAGTTTAAAAAACAAAAGTATGAAGATCAAAAAAAGAGACAAATAGAAAAAGCAAAGGATGCTGGAGAAAAAGATAAAGCCAAAGCAAAGGAAGCATTATCTAAAACAAATCTTCAAAGAATTGGTTATAAAGATGCGGATCTTACTGCTCACGGAAAAGCAGTTGAGAATCTTGGTTCTTTAGCATTTGGACTTGCCAAAGCTGCTCATCATGGATTGGAATCTCGCAGAAAGAAAAAAGAAGCAGAAAGAAAAGCATTAGAAAGTCAAAATCAAAAGAAAGAACCAGGAAAACCAGGGAGACCAAAAACTTCCGAAAATACAGAAAAGAAGACAGAACCAAGAAAACAACTTACAGGCACACCAGAAAGAAAAGCACTTCCACCTGGAAGACCAGTTAGCAAGAGAAAGAGACTTCCTGCATCATCTGAAGGTGAGTCAAGAGTTGGTCAACCAGCAGCAGGGTCACGTCCACAGTTGCCTGGAAGTATGAAGAAAAGAATGCTTCCATCTTCTTCTGAGGGTGAGAATAGAACAGGACAACCTGCAAAAAGGATTGGTCAACCAACACCAGAAAGACCACAACTTCCTCGTGGACTTGATAAGAGAAAAATGCTTCCACCATCTTCGGAAGGTGGAAAGAGAACTGCTGGACCTGCTAAAGGATCTAGAACAGAACCAACACTAGGGCAGAAGGCAAGACAAAATCCAGAACTCAGAGCAAAGATGATTAACGCAAGAATGGAAGAGTATTCAAACTGGAGAGAAGAGTTCTTATTTGAGGTTGAGGATAAAACAGAAAAGAAAGGAAAGGGTAAGGAAAAGGTTATTGATATTATGAAAGGTACTAATAAAATTGAAATGAACCCAAGGATTATGGAAGACCACAAAGAAATTCAAAGTGGTCATAAGAAAGATGATGAAGGTTATATGGCTAACGTTGAGTTAGATCAAATGGAAAGAGCAATTAAAGCACTCCGCAAGAAAGTGAAGAAAGCAGATACGCAACTTCCTGCTTGGGTTCAATCTAAAATTACAAGAGCAGCAGATTATATTGATACTGCTTCTGAATATATGCAAAGTGATGAAAAACTCTCAGAGGAAGTGGATAAAAAAAAACTCTTAATGATGCTCGTTTTAAAAGCATTAGATAATGCAAAAAGAAGAAAAAACTCTCAATTAATTAATGGTATTATTGGTGAAGCAGTTGATAAATCAAAAATGAAGTGTAATAAACCAAAGGCACAAGCACATGGTTCTGGTGAAACTGGTAAATCTCACGTTGTAAAGGCTTGTGAAGGAGGTGAAGAAAAATTAATTCGTTTTGGACAACTTGGAGTCAAAGGTTCTCCAAAAAAAGAAGGAGAATCTGAAGCATATGCAAGTCGTCGTAATAGATTTCAAACAAGACACGCAAAAAATATTGCAAGAGGAAAGATGAGTGCTGCCTATTGGGCAAACAAAGTTAAGTGGTAATTGTTAAAATTGTCTTAAATACATAAATATTTTTAGTCCAATCTAAGAGGATTATCATGAGCGCAGTAGTTGCAGTGGTAAAACCACTCCTTCTTTCACTTGCTACAAATCCAGCAGTCAAGAATTTAGTTCTAGAATTGCTTGCAAAGTATGTTAAGTCAACCGACAATAGTATTGATGATGTTGTTTATCAACTTGTTAAGGAGAATCTCTTTAAACCACAATCATGATTACTTGTTTAGTTGCTAATTGGGGAGTAACCATTGTTCTTGGTTTATTGTTGGCTGCTTCTGAATGGTTAGCAAAAACAAATAAATTCAAAGAAAATGGTTTACTCGATTTAATCACTAACTTTTTAAGAGTAATTTTAAAGAAGGGGTAAATTGCAACCTTACCCCTTTTATAAATAAGTTTAGGAAATTTTTTTACGGAAAAGAACAAGATGGCACTCTGGGGTAAAAAAGACGACGTTTATTCTGCTGGTACAATTGCAGTTAATTATACTACAAAAACTGTAACTGGAACTGGCACTACTTTCACTGCATTGAGTGTAGGTGATGTAATTTCCATTGGAACTGGTAATACTTTTGGACAAGCTGTAGTATCTGGTATTACCTCAAATACTGTTATTTCAATTGCATCTACACAGTACCTCAGTGGTGCTGCAATCTCTGGACAACAGTGGACAGCATCGCAAAGACCAAAGTATACATTATTTGATTCGAACTATAGTTCAACAGAGATTTATGGTGTGTCTAATGATGAAGTTGCTGTAGCACGTACAACTGCTTACTCTGTAGCACATGGTGGATGGGTTGGTATTCATACCTACGTTGATACGCATGGCAATTTAAGAGTTAAGCATGAAGTTCTTGTTGCAATGTCTGGTATTACTACTGGAATTGCTGGAACAACAGGAACAGGTGGTGATGCAGCAGACGATAGCAAACTTCTACCATAATTGATTCTATATGAGATTTGATGAGTTGAATGAAGATAATTATCTCCTTTTTGCCATTAAACATTATGAAAATCCTCAGGCAGTGACCAAAGAAGATTTTTATGATGATTTAAAAAGATTTAAGTGGATAAAGAAATTACTAAGAAGATATAAAAAAGAGGGTGAACTAAAAGTCCACCTTCTAATTAATCATTTTATTATTTTATATAATGTTTTTGGTGATGCTGCCACTCCTTTGTTATTTTATAAAATAGATAAAGAATTTTGGGGAGTTCTAAAAACCTTTGTGGTGTATCTCGATAGACTTCCAGAATACCCACATACTAATATACATGATATTAGTATTGATTTAGATTGTATGAACCAATTAGATTCTATTTAAATGAAACAAGATTTACTGGATAAAATTTTAAATTATATAAGAGAGGAAATGGCTCTCTCTGCATTACCAACAAACAATGTTGGTGGTGGAAAAATTGCTGGAACACCAGAAGCAGATCCAGGAAATCCTCCAGTAAAGTTAACGGGAAGAAAAATAAAGAAATATATTTACGGAAAGGGATATCGTAAACTTTGGAAATCTTAGTAAAATGTTCTCACAGGATTCTAAATTAGCAGTGCTTGAATCAAAACTTAGCATTTATGAAGAGTTGTCTCGTGAGATGCTAAGTAAACTTGAAGCAGCAGTAGAAAAAATATCAGAGGGCAATAATCGTATTGCTATGATTCTTACGAAGCATGATGAGAGAATCGAGCAAAGTATTAAAACTGATGAACTTCTTGTGAGAATGATTGATGAGATTAAAGGAGAAAATGAAAAAGAACATCAGGAAATAAATAAAAAGTTTGAAAAGATAGAACAGAAAATTGAAGAATTAGTTAAATTTAGATGGCAAGTTGGTGGAGTTGCTGCTGTTGCTGTAATTGCAATTACCATTTTCAATGCCTTTGTTCCCAAGTTTATAGGGACCGCACAATTGACACCCTCTCCATATTCGAGTAGCATAGAGAGAGCAAAGTGAACCCCCTTTGAAATGAGTGTTATTGATTCCAAATATATCGGGTTGGTTTCTTCCCGACTGCATAAGTTCGCTAGAAAAAAAGAAGGTCTTTATAATTTTCGTTGTCCTTATTGTGGAGATAGTCAGAGGACTAAAAGTAAGGCACGAGGATACCTCTATAAACTGAAGAACGATCACAACTTCAAATGTCATAATTGTGGGGTCTCTAGGACATTTACGAACTTTCTGAAGGATATGGATGCTGTTCTGTATGACCAGTATGTGATGGAGAGATATAAGAATGGTCTAACAGGAAAAGGTAGTCAAACAAAGACTCCAGAATTTAAGTTTGAAAAACCTAACTTTTCAAAAAAATCTTTTGACCTACCTACCATAGCAGAACTAAATAAAGAACACTTGGCAAGACAATATCTAGAGAACAGAAAAATTCCAAAAGAATATTTTCGTGAGTTGTATTTTTGTCAAAACTTCAAGGAGTGGACTAACACTCAGAAGCACACATTCGATAATTTAGACAACGACGAACCAAGAATCATCATTCCTCTCATCAATCAAGAAAAAATCTTTGGGTTTCAAGGTCGCAGTCTGAATAAGAATTCAAAGGTCAAATACATTACAATTATCCTAGACGACAGCCATCCAAAAATATATGGTTTAGATAAAGCAGATTTTAATAAGACTGTATATGTCGTTGAGGGACCAATCGATAGTATGTTTTTAGATAATGCAATTGCTATGGTTGGAGCAGATTTGGATTATATGTTTTTTATTACTAATTTCGAATCGGACTTTGTAATGGTTTATGATAATGAGAAACGAAATAAACAAATTATTCAGAGAATGGAAAAGGCAATTGATTCCAAATTTCCTATTGTAATTTGGCCAAATGACTTGAAAGAAAAGGATATTAATGATATGATAATTGAAGGCATTGATGTCAACAAAATCGTAAAAGAAAATACCTTTATGGGATTAGAAGCAAAAGCAAAACTTATTGGTTGGAAACGAGTATGAGCAACGGGACAAAAGTTATTAAAAGAAACGGTCGAGTGGAATCTTTGGATTTAAACAAAATCCATTTGATGGTTGATGAAGCATGTAAAGATTTGGCAGGAGTATCTGCTTCTCAGGTTGAGATGCAATCTGGTATTCAATTTTATGATGGAATTACAACTGCAGAAATTCAAGAGATTCTAATTCGTTCTGCTTCTGACTTGATTGATTTGGAAAATCCAAATTATCAATTTGTTGCAGCAAGACTTCTCCTTTTTTCTGTTAGAAAGTCCCTGTACGGTAGAGTTCAGGAGCATCCTACATTTTTGGAGCACATTAAAAAATGTGTAAGCATTGGTGTTTACGATGCAGAAATTCTCAACAACTATAGTGAGGAAGAACTTAATAGACTTAGTTCGTATATTCATCATAATCGTGACTATTTGTTCACTTATGCAGGTCTACGTCAAGTCGTTGACAAGTACCTTGTTCAAGATAGGAGTAGTGGAAAGGTCTATGAGACCCCACAATTTATGTACATGATGATTGCTGCGACTATTTTCTCGCAATATCCAAAAGAAACCAGAATGTCATATGTCAGGAGGTACTATGACGCAATCTCAAAGCACAAAATCAACATTCCCACACCTATCATGGCAGGAGTGCGAACTCCACTTCGACAATTTGCTAGCTGTGTTCTTGTTGATTCTGATGACACCCTCGATAGCATCTTTAGTTCTGATATGGCTATCGGCAGATATGTTGCACAAAGGGCGGGCATCGGCATCAACTCAGGTCGCATCCGTGGCATCAACAGCAAAATCCGAGGTGGAGAAGTTCAGCACACAGGTGTTGTCCCTTTCCTCAAGAAGTTTGAATCAACTGTCCGATGCTGCACTCAAAATGGCATCCGTGGTGGATCAGCAACTGTCCACTTCCCAATCTGGCACCAAGAAATCGAAGACATTTTAGTTCTTAAAAATAACAAAGGAACTGAAGATAACCGAGTCCGTAAGCTAGATTACTCAATTCAAATTAGCAAACTGTTCTATGAAAGGTTCATCAAAGATGAAGAGATTACTCTCTTCAGTCCCCATG